CCATCACGGTCAGTGTCAAATTGGTTGTAAACAGAATCTTTTTCCAATTGCTTAGTCATCTTTCTTCCTTTCCTTTTGTTCAATCTGTCTTCTGAGTTTCTCTACTTTTTCGATCTGAGACTTTGCCTCATTTTTAACTTCAAGTATGTCAAGATAAAGAAATGCCATCAAAGGTAAAAGCAAGGCTATCAGTACGCAAGCGGCAATCCATCCAATCATTTCTTCCCCCAATGACTTACGAACAACAGCCACAGCCACAGGTAGAGGAGGAATATAGAAGTCGCTATTACTGCTCCTAGCTTTGCTTGTAGGTTTCTTTCCTCCTCTTTGCGTAGCCATACCTCTTGCCTCTTGATAGCTTCTTGCCTTAACCTTGCCTGAGTTTGCTCCTCTTCAATCTTGTCTTTCATGCTAAAGACCTCTGAGTACAGTGCGCCCATCTCAGGAGGGCTTTGATACACCATGCACTCACGAATCTGCACAACTAACGCATCCATCTCTTGCTGTGCCATCACCCTCTTTAAAGCCGCCTCCATGTGGTTCTGGTCAGGGTCATAGACTGTGAGACTCTTTTCTTCTTCTTCCCTTATGTGTGCCGCAAGTTGTTCTTGAAGTTTGAAAAACGATGTCAGGTTAGAAACGATGTCAATTTTGACTTGAGTTTCATCAACAGATTTATAAACAGACTTTTTAGACTTAGCCACAGGCTTTGCAACTTGAGGCTTTGGCTTGCTACCAAAGAACGCAAGAAGCTGACCCCAGAATCCATGGACTTCTTTACCAATGGCAATAACTTCATCAGCAGTGGCTTTAATCTCAACAAAAGATTCTTTTGCTTGTTTATAAAGTTCACAGCCAGCTTGAATCTGTTTGACAAGTCCTGCCGCAAGAAGGCAAATGCTGATTGGGTCAATTTTGTACTCCTTATTCTGAAGAAGAACTTGGCCCCAAGGAGCGAATAGTGTTTGGATTTAAAAGTAGTTCTGTTACTCTATTTTTCTCTGTTGTAGGCAATGCTTCTAAAAGATTTTGCACACCTTGTGGACTTTTCATTGCCTCAGTCAACGCTTTCATGGTATTTACACCAAGTGCTTTTTCATACTCACTTAATGCCTTATTGCCAGCAGTAGCAAAAAAGTTAAGGAAGGATGGAAACCGCATGATAGAAGTATTTTGTTGAACCAAAAGAGCAATAGCTTTTTGACCTTCACTAATTTGTTTTTCAACAGAAAGTTGAGTCATTCGCTTATTAGCTTGTTCTCGTAAAACAGCCAAGGTACTATCAGCAACTTCTTTAGCAATATCGTATTTTCCTACACCAAGTACTTTTTCAACTGCTTCAGGAGATTCGTTTAAAACTAAATCAAAAAATTTGGTCTGATCTTTCTTTTTATACAAACGTAGGGCTTCACCTGTCAATTTGCGTTCTGCAATTTTTTGCATACCTTTAGAATACTCAGACAAATACTTTTTCCATCCTGTGCCACCAGTAGCCTCAATAGCATCATCTATCAAAGGTTTGATTGAAGATAGAACATCTGAAGCAAGTCGTTTTTGTTGTGTTGCATCAGCGCTTGGATACAATCTTTGTATAACGCCATTGACTGAGTGTTTGCGGATTGCTTCTAATGCTTGGACATCAATAACACCATTTCCATCTGTCCATCTAGCAATATCATCAGCAACGGCATCTACAGAATTTAACAAATCTTTGTTTCCAGCAAACTTTGGATTGTTTGTAATCCCTCTAATTGAAGAAATAAGAGAATCTGTTTTAAGTGGTTTTATACCAACTGCCCTTAAAGAATCAGCCGCTGCTTGTGAAAATCTTGCACCTTGACCTAAATCAAGCGATGCATTTGCTGCATTAGATGCCCATTCATCAGACATTTTTGCTAATTTGCCCGGATAAGTGTATGTCTGTACCCATTCATCTGAAAAGCCAGCTTGAGATTTAGCCGGTGCTTTTGCAGAACTTGCAGGAAAACCCGCTTTGATTGATTCCAGTCTAGCAGCGGCGGCAGCGTTATCACCCAAACCAATTAAACGCCGAACTTCTTGAACTTCATTAGCAGCTTCTTTGCTTAACTTTCCCGCTGTTGCTTCATATTCAGCTACATATTTACCAAGATTTGCACGATTTAACGCAGCTTCACGTTGTGGAGTTGTTGTTACATTAAGTGCTTTTTTGGCATTTTCTGCAATAGTCCTTACTTCTGCGGCATTTTCTCCACCAGCAAGTTTTGACAATGTTTTTAATGATTCATCATCACCAAATAATTTAATTTTTCTTAAAAACTGAGGGTCACGTTCCAACGCATCTTGAATTAGAGCTTGCCATGTTGGATTATTAAAAGATGCTGTAATTTCAGCTACAGATGCATTTTGAGGAGCATTTTTTAACTTGCTTAAAACGTCAGGTAAATCTGCACCCAAAGCCTGAGATGCAATTTTTCCTGCTTTTACTTGTGCGTTTGTAGGTTGAGGTTTAACCAATCCTTGTACTTCATCTACAGCAGATAAATTGAATGGCAACCTTTTTGCCAAATCTGATTCTGTAATCATCTTAGAAATAGGACTAAGTAAACCTCTACCAGCTTCAGTTACACGTTGCACAAAAGGGGCGACATAAGGAAATAAACCTCTTGCGCCAGCTTCGTATGTTGCGCCTTCTACAACGTTAGTTAAAGGGTCAACAAGTATGTTTGCGCCTTGTCTTGGTGGTTTAATGCCAAGAGCAACATCAACATTTTCTAAACCTTCTTTTGCAAGACCATAACCTAATCCTGTACCGCCAACTATTCCAGCAGGGCCGCCAGCAGTACCTAACATTCCTCCACCAACAGCACCAACAGTCTCAACAGTAGGCGCAAGAACAGGTCTAATGATGTTTTTGTAAACCTTCTGACCCGTTGATAAAGTAGGTCTAGTCACAGCAGCAGGTGCAGGTGAATAACCATCAATAGGAATTTGGTCAATAGAAGTACCTGTTTTTACAGGTTGAAACTTAGGCTTGACTGTTTCTTTTAAAGAACCTACATCATACCCATTAGCTTCTAATTTCAGTATTAGATCAGCTTTACTAATATTGTCAGGAACATTTTTAACGACTGTTCCATCGGGTAAACGAACGTTCATTTTAAGCTCCCAAAATCAACTTCTTTGTTTGAAATTTCAACGCCTTCAGATGCTAATTCAGAAGTAACAAATTGATTTTTTCGTTCTTTCATAAGACGCAATACTGTTTTACCAGCTTCTTTTCTTATTTTTGTTGGCAAAGTTGGGTCAGCTAATTGACCAGACGCTTCTTTATAAGATTTAGTATCTGCATTTGATTGTGGCCCTTCAAAACGAGGAACCATTTTTAAAGCCATATCTGCAATAGGTTGAAGTTTTCCTATTGCTATTGCGCCTTCATTTGCTTGACCAAAAAATCCTGCGCCAACATCCAAAAGACGACCAGCACCACTGCCAGTTGATTGGTCAATCAGTCCACCATCTTTTGTTACTTCAGTTAGTTCAGCTATTGCAAAATTTAAATCATTGCCCATTTGTTTTCTGAGTAATGCGGATTTTTCTTGCGTAGCAGATGGCTTACCAGCACCAATAACTCCAACAGCATTTTTTCCACCCCCTTTATATATTCTTGCATCAACAGTAATTGTTTCGTTTGGATTTTCTGGATTTACTATTGTTGTAAGAGCAGGTGCGGCAGGAGTTTTTAAACTTCCAACAAGTTGAGCAAGTTCTTTTTTTGATTGTCTATTAAGCTCTTGCATCCGTTCGTCAAATTTTTGTTGAGCCTCATCTCGTTCTTTTTGAGTTTGTGCTCTTTCTAAATCACGATCTTTTTGCGCTTGAATTTTTTCTGATGCAATTTCTTTTTTAGTCTCAATTTGGATTCGTAAATCACTACTGCGTTGTAGTGCTGCCAATACCTTGTCAGGATTACCAAACTGAATAACAACACCTAAAATTTCAGCCTCTGTTGCATCAGGTGGCAATTTAGACAATTTATCACGCAACTTAATTTCTTGACTTACAGACAATTCTGCTTTTTCTGCTTCTGCTTTTGTTTTTCTTGCGCCTAATAAACCTTCTTGTAATTTTTTACCAGCATCAGCAATATCAAAAGCAAACTCAGAATCACCACTACGCAAAGCTAAAGTAGAAACCTTCATAAAGGATTCTGGATTTGTTTGATCTAGCTGACTAATTAATTGTTGACGCTGACTAATTCTTTGTAATTGAGGGTCTTGACCACCCAAAGCACCGCCAAGAGCATCACCCAACTGTTGACCGCCACGATAGAAGCCAAACTGTGCCTGTTGCATGGGTGTTAACTGTGCAAAAGCCATTGCTTCATTTTGCATAGCCGCTTGACGCTTTAGCATATAGTCCATCTCTGCCGCACGAGAGATTTCAGGGCTAAACATTCCACCCACAATAGAAGATGGTTGTCTTGCTGTTAATGAAGAATATGGTTCATTTGGTAACTCTCGTGCGAATTGGACATTCTGCATCTCTGCTGGCACATAAGCGTTAAGACTAGGAGTGACAGGGTTACGATTTATAGCTTCTAATACTTGCTGTCTTGCCAATTCATTGGCATCCATGTCCTGAGTATTTATTGGAGTAATTTGTGTTCCAGAAACATCTTCAGAAAAAAGTGTTGCCATGATTTATTCCTTAATTTTCAAAAGCTCTTGCACCAACAGACATTTGTGGATTGAAATATCCAGAGGAAAAATTGTTTGGTTGTATTGATGCTTGGTAGGCATCAGAAAAAACAGGTGTTTGCGGAGGATTAAAATATTTATTTAAACCATAACCAACATAAGGATTGTTTCCAAGTCCTATCAACGCAGAACCAATCCCACTACCAGCACCACTTTGAATAGCCTTAGCCGCACCCTGACCGCCTGACAACAAGAATTGACCAACATTACCACCAGCAGTAGCCGCACGGCCACCAAGTTCAGAACCCAAGGTTAAAGGCTGTTGACCAAGAGACTCAATGGTAGAACCAGCACCTAAATAGCTTGTGAATGGACTCAAAGCACCGACTTGACCAGCTTGATATTGACCCATCAATCCAGCACCAGAACCTAGCAAACCTGCACCAAAAGCCACATTTTGCTGACCAGCTTGTTGAGCTTGAGAAGCAAGTGCCAAGTCTTGTTGCGCCAATGCGTTGTAGTACGCTTCCATCTCAGGAGTCGTAGCACCCAAACCACCAGCACCACTTGGACGCAATCCTGTAGCACCTACAGACAAACCACCACGACCTTGTTGGAACAACTGGTTTTGCAACTGAGAATATTGACGCTCACGACTTGGTGCAAGCAAGTCTTGTTGCTGTTGCATATATTGAGCCGCAACTTGTTCAGGAGACTGTTGTAGATACTGCTGACCCAATCCAAACAGTCCTTGAGCACCTTGTTGAAGCGGAGCATACTGTTGCTGTGCCATCTCAGCTTCAGTTAATCCTCTTTCAGTCAATCCCATCAATCGGTCTTGATAGGCTTTGAGTTCAGGAGAGACTGTGTAACCAGCACCAGTTAGATAACCGCTAGGGTCAAACTGGAAGTTGGAACTGCCATAGCGAGTAGTTACACCTACAGGGCGAAACTTAGCGGCTTCAGCGGCAATTCGTGCCGACTCAAGTTGCGCTCGTGCAGATGTTTCAGCCGCCTGTTTTGCAGACCTACTTTGCATCGAACCGCCAAGCAGTGATGCACCCCCCATAACTAATGCCGCTTGAAGTCCCATCATATTCTCCTGACAAATATTTGTCTTAGTTTTGCATCTGAACCAACAAAGTCTTTCAGATACTTGAATCCAACAATACCCAAAAATTTCTCATGCTTTACATCACCAATCTCATGTATTGCATAAATCTCACTTCTATGTATCTCAAACAACTTTCTCAAATCACTCAACAAATCTCTCTTTACTTCCTTTGTCCACTTTACGCAATCACAATGAATAAAAGTGAACCCAAAATCAATTTCCAAAAAGACAATGTAATCATCGTGATAGATTACTGGTGTCTTCACACAGTCCTTTTCCACATATACACAGTGATATATGGTTGGTAGTTGGCGTTTGTGCCGCTTGAACCAGCAGAAGCGTTTGTTACAGAAATTCCAGTTGTGGCACTTACAATGTTGTTGCCAAATTGATAGTTTGGTGCGCCACCACCTTCTTCTAAACCACCACCACCACTAAGAGCGCCAATAACATTACCAGTATGTGTATGTCCAGAATCAGTAACAGTTGCAGTGTGAGTATGGCTAACAGTAATTGCATCTGCACTACCGCCTGTTTCTTCAGCAGTGTCAAACAGTGCATTGCTTGAATTAAAACCAACCATAACACGACCAGCACCAAATGCAGTCCATGTACCAAAGCCAAGCAATGTTGCAGGGTTAGTGCTAGAAGTTGCATTTATGTAGATTGAACCTACTGGATACAGAGTAGCCAATGCCGTTTGAACAAAAGCAGTGGTTGCTATAGTGGTTGTATTACTGCCAGCAGACTGCGTAACAGCAATAGTGCCTGTTGGCAATGTAGGTGTACCAGTAAAGGTAGGGCTTGCTAAATCTGCCTTGGTTGCAATAGCAGTAGCAATGTTATTAAACTCAGTATCAATTTCAGTACCTTTGACAATCTTCAAAGGATTGCCAGAAGACAGAGCATCTTTAGTGGCAAAGTTGGTTGCTTTTGTGTAATTTGTCATATCTGTCCTTAACTTAATCTACCTTGTTTGGATTGAATCTCAATCTTTTGAAATGACAATGGTGTCCCATCAATGTTCGACTCATACCCCGATTGAACAACCTTGCCAGAACCTGATGCTGAAACTGTCAATGTTTGCAAAGCAACGCCATCAACATACTCTGCAATGACAGTAGCGTTTGCACCATACTCTGCAACACCATACAGACTTTCGCCTTGTGTTGGAATAGTTGCACTGTCAGACAAATAGTTTGTCTTAAAGTCAAATCCCCACTTGAATGTAACTACCTGATTACTTCCACCAATTACAACAGTAGACAACTTCTTCAAAATAGAAGTGACATTTTGATCGCCAAGGTCAGAATGGTTTGTGTAGTACAACATCCTGTACTCAGCATCATGGTCTTGGAAAGTACCGTACTTGCCTACATAACCATTCTTACCAACCAACAAATCACCGTTTCTGCGAGACAACAATGATGTTGGTTCTATAGAGTCCCAAGTTGTAGCCCTTGCCGCACCATCCTGCAAATACGCTTTTGTGTCAAAACAGAACACTGACTTTGTACTGGGTGTAGTCAACAAGTAAAAGGCTTCACGCTCTGAATAAACAGACTTGATATTAGCCAATGTCTCACCAGCCACAGTCTCCATCAAGTCATTGCGGATGTTCTTAGACAAGTCTCTCTCAGGAGATGACTTCTCTTGAATAGTCCTCATCAATGATCTAACACCAGAGTTAGACAAGAAAAGCACATCAGTGCTAGTTGTCTGAATACTGTCTCTGGCAATACAACCAATACCCTCAACAGTGTCATGCAATGACATTGATGCTGGTGTTGTGGCATTTTGGTAAATCAGAATCTGACGCTTACCAAAGATAAACAAGAAACCATTGTGTGCCGCAAGACCTGTGATCTCATCAGCACCATTGACCCACACACGGTCTACATTCAAAGAACCTGATGTACCTGTTGACCAAACATGACCAGCAATCAAGTCAGAGAAAAAGACTGTTGCGTTATTGGTTGTTGTGTTTGCCGCCCATAATCTACCAAAGGCAGAGATTGCAATATTGGCATCAGGCACAGTGCCTACATAACCTGTCTTCTCCGACACTCTACGATATGTTGTGGTGCTTACAGCAGGGTCATAGATCAGTGGGTTAAACCCTGACTGAAAGAAGTAAGTGATGTTGTTCAAAGACGCTGTTTGCCAGTTGCTTGCGGTGATGGTTGGTGCTGTACCCCCACCCCCATAGGTCAACTCCACAATAGCATTAGACCCATCAAGTTTAAACAACTTGTTGTTGCCAGCAAACAATACAGTCAAAGTGCCATCTGCCTGAACCAACTCATTCATCACAGTAACATCGTTTGCACCCAAGTTACCAGTAGATGAGTTAAGCCTAGAAAAACCTTTTCGTGAACCAATACGACCATACTGGTCAATCACGCAATTAGTCGCAACCAAAGCAAAGCCAGCATTCAAATCAAGAGGCGAGTCTTGAGTATTCAACCCATAAAAGCCGGGGGCTGAAATGCTTGCAATTTCTAGTTGCTTGCTCATATTGCTACAAACTCCTGATTCTCAGGGTAACGAGTGCCTTCTAAAGCAATGTGGTCAGAGAGCATTGACTTGTACAACAGATATGCCTCAGATGAAGACAGACCACCATCTTCACCACGCTCTACCAATGCACGAGCATAAGCATTCTGAGCTACCAAAACATCAGGGACAAGCACAACTGTTGAGCCTGATGCCAAAGTAGCTTGTGGCACTGTTAAGGAAAACTTGATTGTGTATACGCCATCAGGTATTGGATATAAATTTACCTTAGTGTCGTAATTACCATCAACGCCATCAAAAGCAAATTCTGTGGGGAGAGAGTTCACAAGTGGCGTAAAGTTTAGCTTTCGGTTCATATCCACAAAACTGATGTTTATCAAACCAACATTGCTTGTGGTATTGATGACATCCATGACTTGAAACTTCTGTCCTGCACCTGTCAAAGAATAAGCTGCTGTAGATGCAACGGTTGTAACTGTAATAGTTTGACCCAACACATTCCATGAAAAGGCATCTTCAACTTGACGCTTTGCGTCATTAACAAACTTGCCAATCAGAGTTGAATAAGTGGTTTCATTGATTGATGAAATTGTTGTCTCACGCAATCTGATAAGTACATCATTGATTAATTCAAGGTAGGTCATGTTCTTGTCAACCCTTCTTCTTCAATAGTGACTGCAACAGCAAAGGTTGATGCTGATTCTGATGTTGCTTTAAGTATGTCGCCTTC